ATATACTTTATAAGTTGTATCTTTAACATCTCTGTTTTTCTGAATATTGCTCTTTAAATATTTTTCATACTGCTTAAAATTATCAGGATTCACTTTTCCTAATTTGTCTTTGGTGAAATACCTAATTTTTGTGATCTTACTCAATTTAACATTCTCCTTTCAAAAGAATGAAATAAAAAGACTTGAAGCTAACGAACTTCAAATCCAAGTTTCTTGTATGCGTTCTTTATAGCTTCAATTAAATATGTAGGATTAGCTTCAATTCGTCTAATTGTTTCTTGTACAAATGGTCTAGCTTCATTCCACTTACCTTGCCTATACCAATTATCACCATTAAAATCTCCATCATTGATTACATCAGTGATAAATTGTCCATTTAGACTATCAATAGGTTGTTCATAAATAGGAGTGTAGTGAGTTTGACCTTTTGTTAAATTTTCAAATAGAATTCTCACTGTACCGTTTTTAACTTCAACTTTAGTGATTTTCATATTACGAACATCTGACAAACCGCCATCATTCCGTCTACGTTTATATTCAACTGGTATGTATTTTCCATAAACTACATCATAAACTGATTGTGACATTGTTTTAGCTAATACTGATTCAATCCTCTTATCACTAAATACCTGTTTAGCATTACGTTCTAAATAGCGTTGTATCTGATTTAAGTCTTTAAATTGTATTTTAGACATAATAATCTCCATTGATAATAAAAAGAGAGTAGGGGAGTTAACCCTACTCGTTATTATGTATTTATTTAATTAAGCTACTACAACTTCAATAACATCAGTGTAAGTACCGTCAGATACTTTAACATTTGTTTCACCTACAGCTACAGCAGTAATCTCTCCGTTAACAAAAGTAGCAATTGCTGCATCATCAGTGTCAAAAGTAAGCGTTGTATTGTCCATTAAAACATTACTATAACCACCGCCACGAATACCATAAGTGATAACCTTTTGTTTTTCACCAACTGCTAACGTAGCTTCAGAAACATCAGTTGCTAACATTGACACCTTGATACTTGTGCCATTTACAGGTAACCATTTGATATAAGCATAATTATCATCATTGTCAACTAAAGTCTTACCATTTAATGTGAATTGAGATACACCATCATGAGTAAGATTAAGTGATAATGCGCCATCAAGTTTATAACGAGGAGCTTCAATTTGTTGTTCATATGCTTTGTCACCATCAGAATTGAAGATATCTGAAGTCAATACTAATTTATATGATTTAGGGAAATCGTTAGCCGAGATTGTTAATTCGTCAACTTGAGCACTATATTGATATGCTACCTTTAATTCCTTATTAGCATATGCAATATCTGTAATGTCTTTACCTGTTGGAGCTTTTGTAACATGATTAGCTGCTAATTCAACATAAACATTACCAATTGGTGTTTGAGAAAGTGATCCTTTGCCAGATGCATCAAACTTAACTTTTTCTTCTGTGAAATATGAGCTCATTTTATTTTTAATTTCTGAACCAGTTTGTAATGCTAAATATACAGGGGAAAAATCAGCGGCTTCAATTTGGAAAGTTAAAACTTTTTGGTAGTTGTATACGAACTGAAGTTTAGAACCTCGTCCTGCAAATAGTTCATTTTCTTGCATAGTTTGTTCCATAGTAGAACTTAAAAGTGCAGTACCTTTAACAACTAATGTATCATTAGATGTGTCAATTAATAAGGCGTCTGCTACTGATACTGCAAACAATTTTTCTGTCATTATAAAATAACCTCTTTCTTAATTATGTATTTTTTTATTTATTTACTAAACCATTCTTTTTACTGATTTGATCTAGTTGTTCCTTAGTTAATACTAAATCATCATCAGATGACTTATCTTTAATATGATCCAACCAGTGAGGGATAGTTGTCCCTTCTTTAAATGAAACCATACCGCTGTATTGTGCGTTCTGTAATATATCAGCGGACTTAATTAAATCAATTCTTTCAATCTCTTTTCTGAATTGATATATTGTTAAATTTCTTATTTCATCATAAGATAGTTTTTGAACACATCTATAAGCAAAAATTTGCTGTTCTAAATCTGCCATACGTCCATTTTTTTTCGATAGGTGTACCTTAGCATCTGCTTTTGCTTTATCAAAATCACTACCTAATGAATCGTCTTTAGTTTCTATTAAATTTTGAATACCTATAATCTCACGAAACTTATCAAAATCTCGTTCATGTATTGAATATTTATCATCTATAGAAATAACAATTTTATTCTTTTCATCTAAGTAGAATCCAATGTCATTTCCTCTTGTTACTAACTCAATCAGCTTGATTAATTTATCAAGTAAATGTTCTGCCTCTGGATTTCGACTTACTGCAATTAGAAATGATAAATATGACATCTTAATAATTGCAGGATCACTCATAGAATTCTTTGGTATTATTAAGCAATTTGACGCTTCGTAAAAATCAATCATGTTCTCTACTTTTACAGGGTATATTGGTGTGTTTTTTATGTATTTAGGATTTCCCCATACGTTATCAAAATCAATCTTCATTTATGTACTCTCTTAGGTGATTCTTGGAGTGAGGTAGCAGTATAAGCCATTTTGTAACCTATAAAACCTTTAGGAGTATTAGCAATGGGGGAACCAAATGCTAAAATAAAATCACCAACATCTGTGATAGGATTGAGAAGTAATAATTCATTTAATCTATCGCAAATCCAAGTCATACGAAAATCTACTATATCAATATCCACATGTACATATACATCAAAATTGTAAACTTGGTCAGATGCATATGGATTATCCTGTAATCTTCCTGCAAATTTATTTTGACTTGTTTGAGGCTTACGAGTTCCTGTATAAAAACAAATACGAGACATCTTAGAGTCCAAAACTAAATCATAAGTTTTATCTGATGGAAGTAGTATTTTTGAAATAATTGTATACTTATCATCTCTACTCAATATATCTTTCTTTGATTTATCTAAAGGGTTATCTAATGCGTTCTTAGGAACATAATGAAGAAGTCTTAGTAATTCTTCATCTTTAGATAATTCAATGTATATCTTTTCTAACGACTCTTTTAACTTCATCCATTATCCTCCTCACCAGAATTACTTCTACCTTCGCGTTCACCTGTAATACGTAGAATACCCACTTTATTAATTGAAGATGATGGGTCAATACGAATAATACGATAAGTTTCATTGTATAAATTAAATTGTTCGTTTAATTCAATTGAAGGGGCTTCAGTGTAAGGGATAGTTATCATTACTTGGTTTGCTAATAAGTTTACAGGTTCGTTGGTATCTGCAATAGCAGTAGAAGCGTCATTCATTTTTACTACACAAGGTACTTGAATTATTTCTCCAGGAATAATGTCGTAAACAGGTCTTCCTAAATTATCTATACCTACTTGAACCTTTTTATCCTCTAATTTAACAGGAAATGATGCACTACATAAACGTACTTCTGCTTTTCTATAAATCCTATTGTCTTCTGATTTAGTTACAATTAACCAATACTCACTATCGTATTCAATCAAGTTTCCTCGTTCAATATCAACTATGTGACCAATTATTTTCATACCTTCACCATCAGCATCCCATTTTTGATTCATGAGAACTTTAGCTAGTTTGTCATAATTAATTTTTACATCATAAGATGAATATCCATTTAATGAACGATTCAACAAGAATAATGAGTCGTGTTCAATTTTTTTAGTCACATCAATTCTGTGATAATTACTAAAGTCTTTCAACTTCATCACCTACAATCACTAATTGATAAGGCAATCTACCAAGACTTCCACTTACATCAAGAATATTATTCTTAATTTCTAGTAATTCATCGTTAGTTTCTAATGATTCTCCTACATACTTTTCAATTAAATGTAAAGTAGCATTATTTTTACGTTTAAGAAACCTCATATACATTTGGATAGGTTCTAATCCATCAATAAAGAAATCATTATCTATGTCAACTTTTATGTTTTTATGAATCATAAAAAGTCCTCCATAGCATTTAAAATAATTTCATCTATTAAATCTTCTTGTTCCTTAACAGACTTATTGAGAGAATCTAATTGTGTTTTAAAATTTCTAACTCCTACATCAGCAGAAAATGGGTTGTATAATTTTTCATAAAATACTCTTGAGTTTATTAACTGAATCAACTTTATATAAGCTGATAGTAGAATCAAATGATCTTCACCTGATAATCCTTCTACAGTCTCAGATGCATTATTACAAACAGCAGTAGTACGAAGTCTGTTATTAACTCTAATAACTGCATTTTGTATTACAGATGGTATTTGATCTGGATGAGGTAAGTCTACATCTTCTACCATGTAATTCTCTAAAAAACTAGTCCATATACAATCGTAAGTAAGCAAATTTAACACCTACTTTTCTTCATCTAATTCATTTTTGTACCATTGTTCAATCCATGAAGTTTTAGCACCTGATAATTCATCTTTAATATCTTCAGCTACACCTTTGATAAAACTTTTCTCAGATTTAACTGTAACTTTATTAAGTGTTGACTTCATTTTATTAATATTTCCAGAAAGAATTGCTACGATTTCATCATGACTATGAGAGTTATCTAAAACTTCTTGTACATCTAGAATCTCATCCATTACAGCTTCTTTATTCGGTTGTTCATCAGCAATAACTAATTCACCATTACGAATACAGTTACCACTCATATTCAACTCATCAAATACTTCACGAGGAACTGCTTGTACATGAGGCTTACGACCTTCTATAAATCCATTCCATTTATAAGGAATATTCTTGATACCATTCTTATAATTAACATAGTAATCAGCAGGGCGTTTACGCACTAAATAAATTTTTTCGTTTTCCATTACATCTTCCTCTTTTCCAAATATAATAAAAGAGGAGATATTAAATCTCCTCATATGTATTTATTTTATTAAAGTGTGACAGCATCATCCTTAACAAATCCTACTGCTTCACCTAAAATGAAATCAACAGCTAAATCGACTTTGATATCCATCTCTACACGCATTAAGTTCTTATTGAACTCAGAGTATTGACGTGCTCCACCAAATTCAACAAGTTTAAGAGGTTTGTAACCTACTCCACTAGAGAACATGTAACCTTCGTTAACAGGTAATTGAGTACGTTCATTAGCTGAACCAATAGAGTTGATAATCCAAGGATTAACAAGGTTCACAGCAGTAGTACGAGCAATTTTAGTAACAGCCATGCTTTCCATTAACTCTTGTTTGTACTCATTAACTAGTAATGGAGCATATGTAGCACTTTCCGGTAATTGTAAAGCGAAGTGATCAATAAGAGAAGTATCACCAACGAATACAGCTTTACCACCAAGACGAGCAAAACGAGAAGCGAATTTAACATATTGATCGATAGTTAGGTTATTACCAGTTAATTGGTTGGTAGTAGGAATACGAGAATCAGCTACAGCAGCTTGGAATAGCTTAGTGATTAATTCAAATTTTAAAGCTACAATAGCATCTGCTGATTTATTAACTAAGTTGTTGAATGCTTCTATATCTCCACGACCTAATGCATCCATTTCATAATAAATACCTGTAGAGTATTCTTTAGGAACTAAAGTACGTTGAGCATTTGAAGCAACACGTACATGTTCTACTGACGCACCATTAGCAGACCATACAAACTTAGCATTGAATTCTTGTGGAATGTCATATAAGAAAGCATTACCACGCTCGGTACGTTCTTGACTAGCTAGGATTTCAAGTAATTCATAAGATTTACGTTGAGCGATAATTTCTGCTTCCTTAATTACTACGTTGTTGAATTGTTGCAATTCATGTTGAGAAGGAATAGTTCCTTGTCCAAAAGTCTCATTCATATAAGCTTTAAATTTAACGTCATCTGAAGCCTCTGTTTTGTTGTTTAGAATACGGTTAAATAAACCTGATAATTTTTCAGTATCGATTGCCATAAATAAATTTCCTCTTTTCTAATTGTTTTTATGTATTTGTTTAATTAAACACCTTTTATTACTACTAAACGAATAGTTGGTTGTCCTAATGTGTAAGTAGCGTCAAGCTCTGTACGACGAACTTCGAAGAATACAGGGTGAGTAGTTGCAGTAGCAGCAGGATCTACTACAAATTTCTTTTTAGTAGCATCGTAAAATGCTTTGTCCCCAACTTTAATTTCAGTACCTGCAGTAATGTGTTCATAAGCTGAAACGTCAAATAATAAGCCATTAGTTAAGTAAACTACACGTTGTTTTTCTCCTGCGCCATTATAAAATTGAGCGATGTCATCTTGAGGTAGATATGTACGTTCTACACCTGCTGTTAAGAAGATGTGATTAGCATCAGTTTCATCTGCAAATGCTTTAACTTGCAATTCGTTAGCTCCACCAATATTTACTGATTTACCACCAACTGTTACAGTAACGTCATTAGCAGATAGCTTACCTTGCACTAAATGGAAGTTGTCAATGTCCTCAGTGAAGAATGCGCCATTTGCATAATCTTGAATATATTGTTGTGCAGATACTAAGTTACCAACTGAACGTACATCTAATTTTGATAAAGTATTAAAAGCTTTAGTTGCCATAAATAAATTTCCTCTTTTCTAATTGTTTTTATGTATTTGTTTAATTAAATTCTCATGTCACTTAATGGATCATCTAGATCTGGACTTAATTTCTCACGTTTAGGAGATGCTAATCCTGCTAACTTGCTAGATACAGTATTGACTTGAGATTTTACTTCTTGCTTAGTATTGAATTGTTCAAGAATCATTTCATTCAGTGCTAATTTAGCATCAACACCTTCTTCACTGTCTAAAATAGACGTTGCTATTAGAGATTGGACTTCTTCTGATTCAAAGTCTTTAGAGTTGAATACTTTAGAATACTTAGTCTTAGCTTCATCTAATTTAGCCTCCAATTGAGCATTAAGCATCTGTTCTTGGATAGGCTTCAATACGTCTAGTTCAGAGTTTAATTGTGTGATAGTATCAGTAGCAGATTCTAACTTAACCACTAAGTCTGATTTTGTATTTGTTAACTCTTCAATTTTAGAATTAAGTTGCGTCACTTGTTCTTGTAGCTCGTTAGTGACAGTTACCCATTCACGTTTTTCATTTACTTCTTGTTTGGATTCTAAATTTACAGTTACTACATCATTTTCAACTACATAGTCAAAACGATAATGATTCCATGCTTTTTCTTCTTCAATTTCAATAATTGTATGAGTTTCAAATACTTCAACTACCCAACACCAATCATCTTCCTTTAGTGATACATTCACTTGTTCACGAATTTGACCACGAATATCATCATGTGATAATTCATTTAATTGAGTTTTTGCTTTTCCTGTCAATGAATTGACCTCCTTATTTTGATTTATTGCTTGTGCTACTAAACGATTAAATTCTTGTAAGTTATTCAAAGACAACATTGTAGCTGATTCATATGCTGGGATAATTTTTTCACCTAATATACAATGACCTTCAAAGTAGATAGGGGAAAGGTGGTGTTCTACACCATCAATGAAAGCATGATTGCTATATAAATACTCGCATGACATAGGTAAACTGTTACCGTCATTGAATAGCTTAATTAATAATTCAATAGCTTCTTCATACCTAGAACGCCATAATACCGCATCTGCTACAAAAACTTCTCTATCTTCACCATCAATTTCTACAGTTTTCATATAACCTTCAGATGTAAAAGAACCAATTGCAATAGTATCTCTATTTACAAACTGTTTGCCATTTTTATCTTCATCTAAAAACTCTTCATGTGTACCAAAATCTTCTTTATCAGAAAGATATTTAGTTACAATTGGCATTCCTAGAATAGATTCTTTAGCTTCTAATAGTACATCTTCAGTTACTTTTACATTATTTAATGATTTAGTAGTGTCCATAATAATAAAAGAGGCATGAGTTTTAGTTGGATCATTTAAATCATGCTTCGCTTCATTTAATATTAATTCGAATTGTTGTTTTTTAGTTTCTCTATTTTTCAATATTTCACCTCCTTTTAAAGGGGATAAATTGAATTACTAATTGTCAGATTCTCTAGAGCGTACAGTATTTTCATTAGTTACTTCTGAATCAGATACTGGAGGTCTACCATTGTTTATGATATCGCTAGAATTAGCTGTGAAAGAGGTAGCGTAAGGTACTATAATACTTTGCAACTTTAACTGTTCAGTTTCGTACAATGTTTCTGCTAGATACTCATCAAAATTGAATCCTAATTCCTCTATGTAATGTCTAATAGACCAACCTTTATCAGTCATTCCTTTTAACGCTGTAACTTTTTCAGCCTTAGTTAAAGGTACTTCTTTCTCGTAAACCATACAGAAATTATCTATTTGTGTATTTGGTAACATTAAATTAAACATTTTAGAGTATACTTCATCTTCTACATCCTCTAGCATTACAGCTATCCGTTTATAGAATATTTCTAAGTTTAATTTCGCAATAGCATAGTTAGTACCTTCACCGTTAGTCATAGCTCCACTAATACCGTATGATGCTTTGATATCAGAGTTTACGGTTTGGAATTTGTCTCCACCTAAGCCGTCAACATCAACCTTTTCAAAATCAATTTTTGCATACTCTGGTATAGTTACAACTGATACTCCACCCATTTGCTTTTGTTCTAATGCGGATTTAACACCTAGATGAATCTTTTTCTTTACTGCACTAGGCAACACAGCATTGGCGTATTTCTCAAAGTTTTTCTCAGAACCAACAGTTAATACAGCTACAGCATTAATGATTTTATTTGCTAATGATTGTTCTAAGTCTTTCAACTTTTTTTTATGCATTACATCAAATAAACCAGTAGTTCCCCAAGAAGTACCTTGTGCTTGATTACGTTTCAATTTACCAGTACCTAAACAAAAAGTTCGTTCATATGGGAGAGTGTAGTATTGCTTATTCACCATATCTTCCATATACTCATCATATTTTTTGCGAATATTTAATACACTTAACATATCAAAATACAATTCTCGTTGTTCTGGTATCATAGTGTTAAACCATGACAAATCTAATACACAAGTCCATTCACCAAAATAATTACGCCCTATAGGGAATGCGAATTGCGTATTATCAAATACAAAAGGGAAGGGGGAGGATACTTGACCTAACCATAAACCAACTACATTACCTGATGACGCATTTTGTTTAATCAAATCACGTGTTAATCGTCTATGTTTGATTTTCTTCAAATGTTTATTTAATTTCTTAACTTGTGCACCAGTACTATTGTTATGTTTCAATACTTCAATTCTATAATTCATAGAAGGTAATACTTCAACCATTTCGAACAATTGATGTACATCAGCATTAGATATGTAGAAATACTGCACTAAATCTTCAATTTCCTTTTGATAGAAGTCTGGATTAGAAAACATTTTATGTAATTTTTCTACATTTATAGAATCGATAATGCCATGCTTAAACATACCTGATATAAATCCAGTTGAGTATTCCAACATGTAATCTACATAGGAATTAGCCTGTGATTCAAATTCATCCAAGTTTGATTTTTTATTTTCTGTTGTCATTTTTCACCTCCTGTGTACGAAATAAAGCATGAGAGTATTTAGTGATTTTAGAAGTATACTAACGCATCATCGTCATCATCAAATGTATTATCCTCAATCTCTTTCTCTAAAAATAAAAAGATATAATAAAGTCCATATACCAATGCAGAATATTTATCCTTATCTATCTTTTTTAGAGTTTGCTCAACAGTAATAGATTTACTTGTAGTTTTTAACTTTAAGTTGGAGATCTCATCTATTAAATGTTGAGTATGTAATCTAGCTCTTTCTTCATCTATTAGGTTATCGTCACCATAAACAGAGCTTTTCTTAATATTATCGTTAACTTTTAATAATTTAAGACGTTCAGTTTCTACATAGTCAATGAAAACACGGATAATGTCTCCGTTTATTCCAGAAGATATTAAGTCGTACACGATTTCTATTGCATTCTCTACATCTGGTTTTTGATCAGTATTAATAGTGTTAAAGCATCCAAGTTCATTATTTGTTTCGGGATCAGTTACATCTTCTAATAGTCTATCAATAAGTCCCTTACCTAATCCATTACCATCTACAACTACTGCTTTCACTCTAGACTTACTTAAATCTTGATTTCCACCATATTTATAGAACAGTTTTTTGATAACTATACTTTGTTCCTTAAATGTTAATCCATTTGGAGGTTCTATAATATTTACTAATTGAATTTGACGAATTAACCCTTTTGGATTTCTAATTATCTTTAATACTACAATTGCTGTTTTATTATTACTTTGAGCAGAAGAACGAGCTACATCGACACCTATTACATACTCATTTAATAAGAAGTTCCCTCGACTATCTTTAGGACATTCTAATTCCACTTTAGTAAGTGTACGCAAACTTAACAATTTACTTATATTAACCAAGGCTCCGTCAGTAGTTCCGACCCAACGGCTTTCATAGTTCATTGCAAAAGCCGTTGCAGAAGTGGTAGGGTCATTCTTCTTAGCTAATAATTGATTTCTAGTTTCTCCACGTCCGTAATGACAAGGTAATTCCCAACTTGCTCCCAATACAATTTTACCTTTTAGTTCAGCCATTTCTTTAATCATATTTAATATACGATTAAACTCATCAGAGCCACGATAACCGGACGTTGTTACGTAATTGATCATTCCATTCAATTCATATGGACTAACTACAGCCTGTTCTCCTATTGTTCTTCTTGGTACATTTACTACAGGCTCTAAGACATCTTTAAACAATTCGTTATTTAGTAGCGCTGATTCTTCGCAATTCAATCTGTGTCTACGCTGACCCTTTGTACTTTGTGCATTAGCAAGTATTGAGTAGGTTCCTCCAGACTTGAACATAACCTCTACGCTATCTTTAGAAAAACTCGCTTTAGTTATTTCATTCAGTAACAAAGGGAATTTTCTAATCAATTCTCGATGTTTATCTTCGCTTATAGACGCAGCATTTTCTTTGGTTTGTGCTGACATTGACAGATTTATATCAGCAAAGAAGCAAGCAGTATGATAAATAGACATTAACTCGATCATCGTTTTACCGAATCCTCGAGGGAATACTCCATATGTACTTATAAATCTACTCATACATCTTAAGAATACTCGTTGATCTAAATCTAATCTCATTCCGCCTTTTTCGGGCTTTATCAAGTCATACCATAAGTCTGGATACCATCTAGCCCATTGTACGAACTCTACCCATGTGCCAAAATTATCATTGAATGAGTCTTTCTTTAATTCATTTACTTTTACTTGTGAATTAAATTCAGGGTTATCGCTTGTACGAGAAGATTCTCTGGAGTGTTTAAAATTATCACTTTGGAAATTTTTATAACTACTCATCTTTATCACCAGTATTCAACTGATTATCAAGCTTAGTACTTTCGTAATCCTTTTTACGATCTTCATAGAATTGATATATCTCTTCATATTCAGCAGGTGGCATTCCTTGTAAATCTCGAATATAATTTATGTATAACCACAGAGTGACATCTACGTCATCTTTTGGCTGTTTTATAAATTTCGGTAGTAATGGTATTATATCTTGATGCTCTTCCACCATGCGAGACAGCTGTCCAAATCCGTCTAACCCTTGAGATAAATCAGATTTACTCATTTGAGAGGGTTTTAACTTACCTGCTTCAGCAGATTCTTTAGCCATAGCAGACCATTCTTTAGCTTCTTTAAATTCACCCTTAGCTTTAGCAATGGTTTCTTTAACCTTATTAACGCAATATTCACGTAAATATTCTTCGTGCATTGTGGTAGGGAGTTGAAAACTTGGTTTTAAATTTATAAATTTCTTTTCAAAAAGCACATATTCTTCATCAGGATAGCCGTATCCATACTTTTCTTTTAATTCACTTAATAAAGTATCATCAATATTTTCAATTGACAAAGTGTCACCATGTACTGTTTCATTTTCTTTATCTTCTTTTTCGAAAATACTCTGTTCCCATGTATCATGCCTATAATCTTTAGCATTGATAAGTTTAAAGTATTCACCTATAACGTCTGGTTTGGTTAATGCAGATTCAAATAAATGAATATTGAAAGGTTTATCTACCATTCTTAAAATGTTTTTTACGCTTTCGACATCATTTATGTTGGACTCTTTCTTCAGACAAGCTTTGCAAACTCTAAGACGCTCATCGATTTTATCTAATGGGCTATATGACTTATAATAGTCAGTTAACCTTTTACTATCTCCGCACATGGAACAGTTTTTATATTTATCTTTATCTAAAATAGTAGACAAATATAATTCACCTCATTCCAATTATTCACTTAAAAATAAGTGTAATTGTGTATTATTTTAAATAAAATAACCGTTTTAATAAATTTTTAAATTGTTGTATGTATACAAAAGTAGTGAATTTAATTTCAAATATTAAATTTTTCATATGCATCACCTATTTAAAACGAATATCATATGTATTAGATTTCCCGTAACCTTCTTCAAAAATGGTAATAAGTGTACCTGCATTAGCTGTCTTTTTAAGTTTTAGACTGTATGAATTAAATCCACAGATAGCAGGGGATTGTACATGTTCAATATTCTGTAATCCGTCCATACCGATTACTTTATTATGTAAATGATGTAGATGTCCTGTCTTCAACATATGTACTTTCACATCATAAATCATCATATAATCTTTAATTGACGACTCTAAATTTTTCTCATCTTGACCATGTGTGCAAAGTAATTTAGTACCTAAAACGTCAAAGTAGATGATATTATTAGCATCATATATTGTAATTCTTTTATTTTCATGCAGTCTTGTCTTTAAATACCATACAACTAAACGTTCCATATTTTCTTGAGGAAGTTCTCCACGAGAACTATTTAAATATCTATTTTCAGAGTGATTTCCTAACACTGAACGATATTCAATTGTCACGTATTCAGACAAGGCGTTTAACCATTCGCTCATAAATTCAGCAAAGAACATAACTTGATCTGCTACACCTAATTGTTGATACTGCAATTGATTCATGTGTATTAATCCGTCAATCGAATCTGATAAGTTTAATACGGTAGCGTGAGTCAATTTTTCTTTATCAATAATTGCAATTGTACGTTCTAACAGTTCCCACATACGACGTTTAAATATTTCTATACTGTATTCTGAAATAGCTTCATTATTAAATCCTGTAATCTTCCATTGACTACCTACATGAGCATCGGCAATATCAATAATAGCTGTGCGTTTACTGTTGTGTTCTTTGATTTGAATTTCAGGTACTTGAATAGGGGAGAGGTTTGTAATTGCTTGTTCGATTTTCTCATACACGTTCTCAGCACGAGCCTGTTCACGTATCCATTTATTCAACTCATTCTTTTCAGAAGACAATTTATTACGTTCCTTTTGCAATTCTAGCTTTTTAACAGTAAGTTTATCTAATTCTGAATCATCCACATGTTTAGATAAGATATAATCTTTCCATTTTGCATATTGAGCATAATCCTTACGCCATTTAGATTCTGAATAATTTACACCATATTCTTTATTAAGTATTTCAGCCAATTCATTTGAATCTAATTCATGTATAGTCATATCCTCAAATAAACGCACATGGTAATCCTCAAGTGTTTCTGTATTTTTACGTTTTAAATCATAAGAAGTCATTCAATCACCCCTTAATCTTCAATTGGTTCTAAATCTTTGTCTTCTTTAATAGTAAATGATGCATTTTTACCATCAAATTCGCTTAATTTATCAGTAATATTAAATTTTTCCTCAATAGCTGTCTTTGTAACTGTGTCTTTTTTAGATTCAGTAATGAAGATTTGTCCATTTTCTACACTTACTAATCCTTTATAACTTACTTGTCCTGAATATTTTGCCATAATTTATCATCCTTTTCTCCATATAATCAAAAGTACAAAAATAATCCTATCTGCAAAATTCTAATGAACTAATTGTCCTGTTTTTACAGATAGGATTATTTAATTAAAATTTAATTAATAGAGACGAGTAGGGGAGAACCCTACCACTAACTCCATTTTGTATTTAAAATGTCTGTATTAATTTGCTATGTATTAAAAATTAACCTTTTAGTAAATCTTTCAACTTTTTATGAGTTTTTAATCCTACTGCACGTTGTTCAGCAATTTGAATTTCTTCGCCAGTCTGAGGATTACGACCTTTGCGAGCTGATCGAACTCGTGGTTCTAAGTCTGCATAAGCACCTAATTTTACAGTTTCGCCATTATTCACTCGTTCAAAAATTGCATCTACAAACTCTTCTACAATTTCTTTACTTTCTTTAACTTTAACTGTAATTCCTTTTGCTTCTAAAATCCCTTGTAAGTCTTTACCTAATTCTTGAGTGTTAATTTTAATTGTCATAATTTAATTTCTCCTATTCTCCGTTTAAATTTGTATTATGTATTTATTTAATTTGATAGCTTTATTCTCTATCATATATACGATTTGTCATCGAAGCTTGAAGTCGTTGGGAGAGTAAGCTTCAGTGAACTAGTCAGCTTTATAACATTTTATTTCTGTATCTTTTCATATTAACTTTCACTTGATTGTTAAAAACCTTAGTAGAGCAAGCGTTGCAATATTTCTTATTTCCATTAGTTACTCTAATTAACTTTCCACATTCAGAACAATCTTTAACTTTCTTACTTCCATAATAAAATTCATAAGATAATCCAATATTATCGAAATCAATCACTTCTAATACAACAACATCATCATCTCCAATTTCTTTTAAAAATAACAATTCCAATGACAAGCGATTTGTAGTGCGAGTTAGTCCATCATCATTAAATTGTTTAATTGTTTTATGTATTCCTTTTTCACGATATGTACGAGTTAGTTTTTCATTTAAAGTGTCCATTAATGACTTGTAGCTGTATTCTCCAGAACCACCGAAGTAATTACTTTTAAAATCATTGCCGCGCATCTTTGTTCTAGTATTATTTAATTTGTTGATTACAATTAACGAAAAAATAATCTTCTTATCTAACTCTTCATATTCTAAAGACTCAATAAATTTCATTTCATTCTTAGTAACTTCAATTGATTCAATTTGAATTAATACGCTATCATCCTTAAAAGCATAAGCAACTGCATTATCAATCATCTTATAGTGTCTTACTTTGTTAAACCAACCTTTACATTTCTTTTCACAAAATTCATACAGTGATTTCTCAACATTTATCTTATCTTGACCGATATGTTTATAGTATTTAGCTAAAATCTTCAAATCGCTTCTAATTCCACTGTCTAATTTACTCTTTTTTAATAGTTCTTCTATGTACTCTTTTTCTTTAAAGTATTTATTCATACTCATTAAAAAATCTCCACCTTTTTAACAGTATATTTTTTATTTAAATATTCAATTTCTCCGTCATCATCTTGAATAGGTAGGTATAAGTGACCTTTTTCATTCACTAAATTTTGTACAATTTCTTCTCCGAATATCGACCACATTACATCTTTGTTAGATGTTTTGTTATCATCGTAAAACATATAAATCACATAGTTCATTAGCTCTTTCTCATTACTGCACACTTTCAATAGCTCAATTTTTAATTTCTCGCGAAAAACATTTATATCTTGTGCAATATTTTCATCATATGTAGTTTTAATAATTTCTTGTGAGTTGCTCATTTCATTACGAACCATCGAATTAAATTTCGAATACTCTTTTTTAACTTTTTTATATGTAGTTTGATTGAACTCAACACCTTTATTCATAAATGATTCATGAATATCTAACTCATCATCGAGTTTCAGCAGTTTTTTTATTTCAAAATCAACCGACTCAATACGTTTACAAATCCTATTCATTACACAGTCAGACTCGATTACTGGTGATCTACGATAAAATTCATCCATGAAAGATAATTGCTCATCATTCTTACGATTAATACCTTTTAGTTCTGACAATGATATTCCTAATCGCTGTAAAGAGAGTATTTCGTATTTCTTAACATGTTCTTTGTATTTCTTTTTTGTATTACTGTATAAATGAATAAAGAAGTATGGGTGTTTATCAAGTAAGATTCTATTATTTAATTCACGTTCATATTTTTCTTGCTCTGTTTCTTCTTTATCTTTAGGAGGAGATTGATAATTAACCCATTTAGGAACAATTCCTTTAACTTCTTGACCAATCTTAGTTTTATCAATTTGTGCAGATTGAGCCTTTGTAATTGATTTAATTCTTTTTAATGTTATATTGTATTCCTCTGATTCAGGAGGCAAGCTAGCTAACAAGGCATATCCAGAAGTTGATTTATTAGTTAACCCACCTATAATACTATTAAAGCTAAATGTATCAGCTTTATATAAATCATCTTCTACAGGAATTATCTTAGAAGGTTTAGGAGCGTCATATATGACTGGTAACTCTTCACGGTAAACTCCTTTGATTACAGATTTATCAGATGTTGTAGCAATAATATCGTAATCAAAGTCACTACCTGCAAATCTATCAGTTTCATTGCCATGAGCATTAAGTATAATTCCACTGTAGCAATACTTATACCATTTTTCAGTAGCTTCATTCTTAATTAAATTTAGCAATACATGTTCACTGCGATAGGTAAGAGGGCTACGACTAGCTACAACTTTTTTAACATTACGTTCATTCCAGTAGTTGCTGTAATGTTCGCCTTCTGCAAGCAATCCTTTAACTTCTTTGCCACAAACAGCTTCCATCATGGCGAATGGATCAGATACAATAACTTGAAAGTTTCCGTCTACAATGATTTGTCCTAATGAAGCGTTTTGAATCTTCTTTCTGAGCATATTGTAGATTTTATTTCTTATGTACTTATCTCTAATTAATCTAGGCTCAACAATCAAAGATTTTATCCAACTAGCACTCTTACTATTTAAGAAATTTTTGAACTTTTCTTCATCTGCATTTAATCCAACAAGAAATAGCATTGTATAATAAATATTTTCAGAAGTAACACCTTTAATCCATTTAACAAACTTATCTGTGATTTCAGCTACATCATTATCATCTAAATTCAAGGTTTGTAGAAATTGATAATTTTGATAGAAGAATGTTTTATCGTATTTAGGAGCGTATAAGCTAACTCCCCATGATAAATTGTTCTTTTCACAGCATTGATTGTAATGTTCTGCTGAATTCCAACTATCCCATAATTTTAACTGTGACTCAGTTATTATTACATCTACATCTCTTAAATCAACCATTATATTGTCTTCATTTTCATCTTTATAGATAGACTTAATCATATAATTGCCTTCATTATATTCTTTAACCCATTCATGTATATCAAATACCGTGAGCATCCCTTTTAGAAAACTACCTCTAATGCAGAATTGAGAAGGAATGTAATCTATACCTAATTCATTAGACCACTTTTCAGCTTGTTTAGGTGTTATTAATCCTTGACCATCAAAACGATTAAACATTTTTGTTATAGACTTATTTTCTTCAATTAAATCATCCTCACTATAATCTGTTTCTGTTACAAAGTTGACATTGAACGTAGTTGGACTTTCAAAATCTTTCACTACACAGAACTTAGGAGTGGAAACTTTATGTCTAGAGCTTCCATACAACCCCCTGTAAGCATTCAACTTAGCAGGGGAGATAGGGACATTTAAATTTCTGCCATTATCTGTACGCTTTCTTAATTCATCAAATACAGTTTCAGCGATAAATAGTACAGTATCTACTCTTGATTGAGATGCACTTGAATTAAACCTTTTGTATTTTATACCATTAATTAATACTCCTTTTTTATAAAGACGATTATATTGAGATTTGTTATTCATTTTAATAGTGATATATTCTGGAACAAACATTAATTCATTTAGTTCTAACTGCAATGTCTTAAGTTTTTCTCCATTTCCATCATTACTTTCTAGACTTTTTATATTATGTATTTCTTTATTTATAGAATTAATCTTCTTTACATCAACATGACGATCAGTTATATCTAAAATACAGTCTACTAATTGATTTTCGAATATAGAAACTAACTCTTTATTTCTAATAGCCTCATCTATATCGATTTGTATATCATAATCAAACTTCTTCAATCTGTCTGACTCGAATTTCATTGTTAAATATTGCATTTGTTTGTGCAACTAATCAACCTCCGTTAAAAAAATGTCTATTTATTTTGTTTGCGTTTTTGACGACATGATTTACATCGTTTAGGTAGGTGCAGTCCTTTTGACTTAAAATAATCAAATTCACTCAATTTAATACTAAATTCATTTGAACATTCATTGCATGTTAAATCCGAAAGTTTAGTATTAAACAAATAATTTTCAGAAATTATTTTAAAAGAAGCTTCTTTAAGATTACTTCCTTTATAAATTACTTCACGCTCCATGTATCTAGGATATCTTCTAAGGATAATATTGGTTTTAAAATCTATAGTATAATGCTTTGTTGTTTTATTTGAATATATAGATATATCACAATCATGTTCACCTTTATAACTACTTTGGAATTGGTTATATTCTATAACTATATTATTGACTTCGATTTTTGAATTCAAATAACATCTTAAATCATTCATGAAATTAAATTTATTATATGCATCTTCTAAGCCCTCTTTTGTCATGTCTATATATTGAGAAATGCGCAATTTGTTTAAATTTGAACCAAACGTAATTGCTGGCATGTAATCATATCTAATTTTAACGTTTATTAAATTTAGAAAGTTGTCATCTTCGATTATTGTACTTATATATTCTTTAGTTTCATTCAATATTTTACTTCTATATTCAGTTAGAATATTAGTACATTTCTTCTTTTTTAATATTTTTTCAATTATATCCCTCATATCTCCGTTTCTTAATATATCTTTCAAATACCTTAAATCATTAATATTTATTTCGCCCGTATTATATTTAATCAAATCTTCCCAAAACCAATCTAACTTCTTAACTAATTCGATATCATATCTATCATTCTGCTTCATTTCTTCTTTTATCTTACCGATAGTATTATAATATCCACCATCACGCTTATTAAAATTGAAGCATTTACTGTCATAATACAAAGCTTTAAATTCTTTAATATTACTTTCATTGGTTAGAGATTGAATATCCACTTCAACAACAATCTTATCTAACTCAATCCAACGATCAATGTAGTCTTGTACTTTCTTTTTATTGGTATTAGCCATTTCAAAAACAATTTCATTCCCACATTCCGTTTCAACAACTACGTCTGGTCTATACGTACCTGAATCTAATTGATAGGTAACTTCAGTTTTATAATCCTTACATGTAAAAGTGTGCTTATCATCTGAAATGATAGTAAAGGTATCTCCACGTTCAATAAATCCATGCTTCATCCAAAAGTGTATAAATGATTCACCTGTACATTTATTTCTATCAATATGTGCGAAGTGGGGAGTAATTTGTTTTGATTCTAATGCTTTTGGAATTACTTCGCTATTACAAATAGGACATGTATATGTATTTTCATTATTTGAATTTATAATTGTTGTAATCTCACCATGATTGTCTCTTGCAAACCATAGATTTACATTCATTATGTTTTTCTCCTTATTTATTAAATTAATAATTATGTATTTAATATATTAATTTTAAAACTTAACTTCATAACAATTATGTATGCATTTTTAATTAATTCCAATTGATTTAACAAGACTTCATTCTTTTCTAATAGTAAGTGTTAAATCCTCTATAAAAGCGCTGTATTAATTCACAGCAATTCAATTTCCATACTTCATATGTATTCTTATTAAAACTTTTCATTATGTAATTTACACATGTTATGTTTGATCTTCTTCAAAGAACTTTTCTTAACTTTACCATACCACTTAATATCCTGATATGCTTCTAATTCATAATCCTCTACCATATCCATACTGATCATTTCTTCCAAGTAATACATGATCTCACTGTTACTAATGTTATCCTCCTTAGTCTTAGTCATTTCAAATACCACTTCATTAACTGCTTCATAGTTCTTCAATAATACCAATCTCCTTTTTTATGTATTTAATTAAATTATATCACAACAGAACAAAAAATCAATCACTTTATGTATTTTGTTATTTAATTTGCGTTCTTAATTATATAATACTGCGAAACTTTCTAATCTACTAGTGAAGATACAAAATAAATTTAAATAATAAAATACAAAACAATAATAAACTACACTTTTCTATTAAATGGTAAGAAAATTTGTCGAAAAGTGTAGAAATATAAAGAATCAAATGGAATTCATATTTGAATTGTTGTATTATTTATAAATAGAAGATTGTCAGACCTTAAAAGATATTAAATATTTTAAACTTTATGCTTGTAATTTATAGAAATGTTTCCAATAATTATTAATATAGTTTGGAAAGGGAAAGGAGCTATTTATATGAATACTGTAAAGAGGGTATATATAGAAAAAGATGAATCTGTTGAATCTGCATTACTTTTAGTTATAAGTAAGCTATCTATTAATGAACCTGAAGAATCTTTGAAATTATTAGCAATGTGTGCGAAAGATGATATACCAAAGAAAAATGTACTTGATTATGCATTGGATGTTGTAGAGAGGAGAAATTATTTAAGTTAGTCTAAGAACTGATTACATATCAATAATTTATTAAAAATGGTAAATGAATATTATAAGTTAACAACTATGAATTATTATGTTTAGTTAATTACCAAATAATTTGACTCGAAAAGACGATTTAAACTAAAAACATCATTACTCGTAAATAGATCTCATTTCAATAGAAGAAATGTAGAGTTTATAAGGTGATTGATGATAAATAGTCGTCTATTTTCGAGTTATTTTTGTGTTGGAGAAAAAGTGATAAAAACAGCTTAATATTCAATGTTTATAAGGGAATTGAGCAGCATGGATGTAGTAGGTAGTAAATAGTCGTACAAGTTTAGTCGTCAATATCCAATGTTTATAAGGTTTTTAGAGGTGAAAATAGGGTGATATTTGGTCAAAAAGTGTTATTTGTTACTAATTTACTATACAACAATATTCAATGTTTATAAGGATATTTGATGAAATTTACGATTACGTTTACGAGTAATGGAAAAAGTGCGAAATAGGTAGGTAGTACTAATTTTAGGTATAATGGATTATAAATAGAGTAGGGAGAGGAGAGCAAGTTGAAAATTATATCATAGTGTGGAAATAGATGTGGTAGCACTGGATATTGAATTGTCAGACTATTTCAAGATGTAAACATACCGGGGGTATATCCAGTGTCTATAAGGATATAATGTATATTATTTTACCTAAAACTTACAATATATTCCACCTATAATTATCACTCATGCAGCTAAGATCAACTTACAAATACGAACAAATGTTTTAATGTATAAGTGTAATTTTACACTACTGTTTACTTTTTATGCTATTTATTAAATTATACGCTTTAATAGAAATATTAATATAATTGCGATATTCGTCCTATAACATATACCGAAAAGCCGAAGACTTATAATTGTACTATTGAATTGGTTGCACTATATTTATCATATTATAACTGTGGATAATGTTAATAACTTGTGTATAACTTTGTTAATAAGTTTATCAGTATTTACACTTGTACTGTTTAACTCAATCTCATACATCTACATAAATATAGAACATTGATCTTACACAAAAAAGGTAATAGCAAGAATATTTCATCTCACTACTACCAAACTTAACTTTACACTATTATGTATTTATTTAATTAATTAGCGTACGATCCTACATCTAATTTCTGCTTACTGAATGTTAATAATACTTTTCCTTCTTCTAACTTCATTTCTTACCACTATTTATTCTAATACTGTCAAATGTTCTTCCTTCATATTTAAAGTCAATAGGGAAGTAATCAGATACTAATTCAACTTTAGTCATAGTATTATCTCCTTTATATATTTATTTGTTTTATCATGACACCATCCTTTCTTTAAATTCTTCATATCCTACTTTATTAATTATTGACTCAATTCTTTCATACGCTTCTTGTCGTGAAGTGTGATTACTGGATATGCATTTTCCATTTGACTCTAATGTCACTGACCACGATTTATTTTGACTTCTGTGAATGATAATAGAAATATCTTTGATATATACACGATAACGGTTATCATATTTCTGTTTAGTATTGTTTCCTAGTAAAATAAAGTATGATGTTTTTTCGAATGAAGGTTTAACTTTTACTTCATTATTATTACTTGGATATTTCACCTTGATATCTAACTCAGTGAATGAAGACTCTTCTTTATTTATTTTATTAAATGGTGTATTATCACAATCATACTTAGATGATCCAATTTGATTTCCTGTAACGTAATGATATTTAACTCCTTTGAATAAAGTGTTTACATGTTCTAATTCTACAGTAACCTCTTCAATTTCATATACAATATATTCTTGAATATTATTTTCAATGATTAATGATTCCAATTTATCAGCATCTAAATAGTCAATCATTGCCCATCCTTTACCTAATTCTCTTACTTCTAATTTAATAGTTGTTATTGTTTTCATAATAATCCATCCTCCAATGTTAGAAGTAGGTGAGGTGTTTCTTGTTCATTTCCTCACAGTCAATTAAATGACTAAGCTACTTCATATCCTTATTTAAGTTATACCTAATTATACCATGCGATAAAACTAATTAAAACTATTTTTATGTATTTTATTTTTTTAATTTTATATAAGATAAACGTCTGCATTTTTGCGATCTTTGCAAAAAGCTAAGCGGTCAAGCAACAATGGTTTTTATTGTTGTGCGACAGTATGTTTTGATCTTATATAGTATGGATAAAGGTTTGTCCGTTTAAAACTCCTAAGTAAGATTAAAACTTGGCTATAATATCCTCCATTATATATTAGTATTAAATAGGGATATTATAGCCAAAATATTTATTATGTATTTACCTTTATAATTACATCAACTCTGGTAATTCTAAAGTAATCTCTTCAACTTGCTTTGGTTGTACATTAAACATTGAATGGGCTAGTTGTGGTGTTAGGTTGTTGTCAATTAAGAATGTATTAAGCAACTCATAGCTATTAACATATGACGTACTTGATCTACTAACTATTTTATCGTTAACATCTTTGTCCTTGTTCAGATATTCAATAAGAATCTTGCTGGCATCATTAGAACGATTCCTTGCGTTATCCATTATACGTTTCCTTACTTCATAGTTTACTTTGTTATGTATTAATTGCTTTTCAATATCATTCAATAAGTCTATACGTTCATCTTCTAAATGATCGTTATTAAATATAAGATGATGTGACTTGAAGCTTCTAAGAATATTCTGTTCCTTTAATAATCTGTCATTTACTATCTTATTAAATTTAAATGTTAATCCTTCTTTATACAATACGTTATATTTATCATCCTTATTAAATCCTAGCTGCAACATAGTTTCACGTTGTATACGTAATATGTTTCTTAATTCATCTGTAGTAGCTTCTCTATATGTTTCCTTAGTTTGTATAGGTGCAGGCTTATATGTAGTACGTTCAATTCCATTATGATCTATGTTACTGTTTATGTATAACTTTATATTTCCATATTCATTGTAATTAGTAGAAGCTAACTCAACAACTTTAATCATGATAACTTCTTTATGAAATAGTAACTTTTTCTTTTCCAGTCTGTTCATAATAGTTTTTAAATTACCAACTAATGAACTGTTAACATTGTTGTAATAATCATTAACATGTTCTAAATCAATATTTAAACCATTCGCTAAGAGTGGACGATTATAGCCATAATACTTACTGTAGTTATGATTGACAAGTTTTAATGCTTGCATTAATGCATTGTTAGGTAACATCAATTCACCATCACCACATAACATTAGATCTATAAGTAGTAGTTCAGCATCTTTTATGTATGGTGCAGTATTTCCATTTAATAAGCGATTATCTTTCTTTTCTTTAGGTTCTTCATATATTTCCTTAATGATAAAATTGCGTCCTTGTTTATCATAATCAACATATCTCTCTAGTTCTTTTAATTGTGACGTTTTAGCTGATCCTGACTTTACTTTTTCACCAAGTGCAAAGCATAACTCTTTATAATTCTTGAATACATCTCCGACTTGTAAACTTTCTAATTTAATATTAATCATTCCTATCCTTATGTATTTTTTTAAATATTTTATTCATATAAACTAGTCTTTCCTATAATAAGTATCAGTTATTGATTTATACCTTTCATAAGGGTTTGTTTTCTCACATATACAATAGAACTTACCTTTATTATGTGAGTATCTGAATCCAATATCTCTTAATATTTTATACTCTTCATTTTCACTATACCTACCGTCAGTACTATTCAGCCATATCCAATCATTATTACTGTTAACGTTAAATCCATGCTTTTTACATAAGTTAATGATGACTCCTAATTTCAACTTCAATACCTTCATCCTTTTCAATTTTAATTTACAAGCAGAGTATGGAAGTGGTACAACTACACAATGTATCAGCTCTAATCATATTCAAGCTATATCCAACCCTTTCTTATGTATTTATTTATATTATACCGCAATTAAAATAAAGGCGACAGTAACGCAAAAAGAAACCACTGTTTAGGTGGTTTTAAAATTCAATTCCTTCTACAATCTTAAAAGTTGCATTTTCTTCACTATGAAATGATTCGATAATCTTATCTACGATAGAATCGATTGTTTTTAAATTTAAATCATTCCAGTTAACTAAATTTACAATACCTGCATAGTTACCATATAAATAAATGTGATTATCCACTATCCATTGTTGCTTTATGAAGTTGTAGCATTCGAAGTCTTCACTTGGATTAGATACTTTAATAGTAATTTCTTCAATTTTTACACCTTCACCATATAAGCGATTTTTTAAAGTTTCGTGTAATTGTTCTTTATTCATTTTTATTCCTCCAATTAGTTTATATTGTTTAATCTTACCAAAGACTAATTTACTTTACCAACAAATAAAGCAGGGTCAATTTTAACTTCTGTATTATTGATAGGATTAATACCTATTATTTTATTTCTGCTAATTCCTTTAAACTTGAATAGCAGTGCATATGATTTACGTTGTTCTAAGATGTAGAAGAATTCACCTTCCTTTAAAGTCTTCCATTCTTCATTTTTAATTTCTTCAACTTTTTCAGTAGCCTTTTCTACTAATTTCGAGAACATTCCAACCGGTACATTGTATTGCTTATCATTCATAGAGCCGATAAAATTCTTTTGCTTTAGACGAACAAATTTCATTATGTCACCATTCACTAACTCGATTTTATCACCTTCAGATAAAGTTTTTAATTCTTTAATTTTACCTTCTACAATCCAAGATAAGCTAATTGTTTGAGTTGTCATTTTATTTTTCTCCTTTTGGTTTGATGCCTTGTTGCATCTACAACCTTGAATGTTTTATGTAACTTTCTAACTTAAATATAGTATACCATAGATTTTTAATTTGTACAACTATACTTATGTATTTTATTAAATAAAAAGTTAAAGTAAAAAAAAGAGTAACCAAAATATAAATTGGCTACTCCAAGTATCCAAGCTTTCATCTTTAACTTTCCCTCGATCTGATCACAGCAATTACAATTCTAACTATAAATACAATCACAAGTATTCCGTACAATCCAATAATAACCCAATCAAATACATTCAAATTGTTGAAATCAATCCATTGATACATCAAGAACGGCAAGAACAATATAAAGAATAAATTTAGATAACCGATTTTCTTTAGCATATTTTAAGTGAGTATGGTAATATTATTATCAATAGGGAAGGGGAATAAATCCCCTCCGACTACTTGCGACTTTTCTTCTTTGACTTTTGGTAGGGCTTAGAAGAAGGTCGCTTTTTGCTTGTCCTCATATCGTGTATGTCTTTTAAGGAAGAAGTAATTCCTTTAAAGATTGCAACGACTGAGCCTGTTATCATGATAATGTGCTCAATATCCATACTACACTGTGTCATCTCCTTTCCTTTAATATAATTCTATTATACCATTTTATACATAAATTACAATACTTTTATGTATTTTATTATTTAATTTTTAGATAAA